CCAACTTTTAAATGTTGTAAACCTATGTAGTGCAAATCGGCAATTATCCGATTTACTGGTTTATTTGGGTCACGATTTATAAAGTTAATCTCTTTTATTAGTTCCGTTAACTCGTCAAAATCCAAATCGTATACATCATTTATGTCAGTATCGGATAAGATGCTTATTGCTTCAACGTGAAAATCAAAAATAGAATCGAAAGAGTCAACTTGTAACCCTTTCAATTCCATAAATTGTTCTACACTTACGTTATTCCACGACTTCGGTAGGTGCATTTTGTAGTCTGTTAGATAATTTTAAACCAATAAATGTAGCGTAAGGTATTGCAAGTTCAGCAGAAAGAGAACTAAACAACTTTGCTTTCTGTTTAATATGTGCGTCTGCGTAGTGTTCAGCTTTAGTTAAGTCGTTACGCTTAAACAATACCGACATTAAGTAACTAATGTAATTGTGTGGATGGTTAGATACTTGCTTTTCAATCATTTTCATTTCACGTACTGAAATCTTTAATTCGTCTTCGTGTGATGTATAAGTGTATCCATCTAATTCAATTGATTTACAAAACTCGTTTGATGGTTTTACCTTAGTGTCTGAGAATATCTTAATGTATTCCACGAACTCGCTAAACTCCAAATCGTAAACTTCGGATTCTGGTACACCTAAATAAATTAAAAGGTTAGCCCAACGTTCAAACTTTTCTACATCCTCATCATTTAAAATGCGAGAAACATTCTCGAACTGCTCAATTGTAAATTCATTGATTTCGTTCTTAACATCAAATTCTTTAATTTTTACCATACGTTTTTTTCTTCAAATATACAAATTTTTAAACACTTAACAATTATAAGACAATATTGTTATGAATACAGATTTACCAATTTATAAAATAACTATCGACCCAGAGTATTCTGAAGGTAATGAGTTAGGAATTGAGCAAGTCGCTTTCACTTCAAAACCAGCCGTTAAAATTAAAGGAATGGCATTCAACTCTCAACAGATTTTTCAATTTCAAGATGAACCGAAAATGCGTATTGTTGCACCAGCAATGATTCCAATGGAGATTTACAGAAATGACGATGGCGAGGAGTACTTTGTTGAATTTACTGAACAAGAAATAGAGCAAATCTTTTCTAAGTTTATGTTCAACTTAAACAACCAAAATCTTTTTAATTTAGAACACGATAAAAGTAAAGAAGTACCGGCGTACATTCTTGAAGCGTGGATAGTTGAAAACCCAATGGAAGACAAGTCACTTTCTTCGTATGGTATTAGTGTGCCAAAAGGAACGTTGATGTTGACTGCACAAATCACAGACAAAGAATACTACACTAAGTTAGTAGAAAGCGGTCAAGTAGGTTTTTCAATTGAAGGGTTTTTAGGTATGAAGTTGGAAGACGCAAAAAAGCAATCACAAAACAAATATAATATGATGCTACCAGACGGAGAACATCAAATCGAAGACAAAATCTATGTTGTAAAAGACGGAGAAGTTGTTGAGATTAAAGATGTAGAGATGGGCGAAAAAGTTGAGATGGCAGATGAACCAGCAACAGACGCACCAGTTGAGGAAGAAGTAGCAATGGAAGAAGTAGTTGAAGAAGAAAAAGTTGAGGAAGAAGTAGCAATGGCTATCGACCCAGCAATGGACTCTGAAGCTATCACATCTATTGTTATGCCTTTAATTGACGAAAAAATTAACGAAGTATTGCAAGTTATTGCAGACTTAAAAAACTCTTTAGAAGTTGAAGTTGAGCCAACTGAAGAAGTAGTAGAAACTAAATTATCAGCTCACGCTAAATTTACTGCGTACAGAAACGCATTTAATAAATAATAAAAATGGAAAGAAATCTTAAATTTGATTTGGACATCGAAACAAACGCTTTGTTATGTCCTAACCCTAATGAGTTCTATGGTCGTTCTTACATCTCTGAAGACATCGTAGACAACTATCGTTCATTGCCTGGAATTAAGTCTGCTACTAAATTAGCAAACGTTACTTTCGGTAACATCTTACAACCAGCAACTTGTAACTTCTCTGCACCAACTGACGCTTTAGACGCAGTTGATATCGATGTTTGTTCTTTATCTGCTATGGCTCAATTATGTCAGTTTGACTTAGAGCAGTCTTTCTTAGCTTTACAAATGGCACAAGGTTCTAACGGAGATTTCTCTGTTGCTTCTTTTATGTCTTACTACTGGGATGAGATGGCTAAACAAATTCAAGAGTCTGTTGAGTACATCCGTTGGTCTGGTGACACTACAAGCACAAACGAAACTTTGGCTTTGTGTGATGGTTACATCAAAAAATTGAAAGCTGATGGTGGAGTTGTTGACGTTGCTAAAGCGACTATCACATCTTCAAATGTTATCGCTGAAATCGTTAAAGTATTAGCTGCAGCACCAGCAACAATCAGCCGTAAAAAAGCAGACTTGAGATTGTATGTTGCTTCTAACGTAGCAAACGCTTTAGAATTAGCAACTGCATCTGGTAACACTCAAACATACATTACAACTCCTTTAGCTTTAACATTCTTAGGAATTAAAGTTGTAGTTGCTGAAGGTATGCCAAACAATCATATGGTATTGACATTGAAAAACAACTTAATCTACGCATTTGACGGAGAAGGAGATGGTAAAGCATTGAAAGCAGTTAACTTGTCTGACACTGTTGCTGAGCCTTACTTACGTACACGTGCGAATTTAAAAGTTGGTTTTGCTTATGTTAACCCTACTGAAATCGTTCTTTACTCATAAGAATTAATTACTAACTAAAGAGGGTGGTGCAATATACACCGCCCTTTTTTTATATTTAAAAATATGTCTTGTACAACACTTACAACAATAACAAAAGGATGCGAAGGTAACATCGGTGGAATTACTGCTGTGTATATCAACGACCAAGCAAATGTAACTGCAATTACAGAAACAGATGCGACTTGGTCAATTGATGCTATCACTTGTTCTCCAGACTTTGTTCCTTTTGAAATCAGAAGAAACTCTGGTAACTATACAGAAGAAGAAGCAAACGACTTAGTAAAAGGTTCTCAGTTCGTTACTGCTACAATTACTTTAATGTTCAGCAGACGTGAGGCTTCAAAATCACGTTCATTAAAAATCTTAGGAGAAGGTCAAAGAGATTTGGCTATCATCGTAAAAGATGCAAATGAAAGATATTGGTATTTTCCAAACGCTCAATTGAGTGCGGTATCTGAGGGTTCTGGAACTGCAAAAGCAGATGGGTCTTCTTACTCAGTTGTTTTCTTAGCTGAAAATTTATACTTAGCAAAAGAAGTAGATGCAGATATTATTGCAGGTATCGTTGCATAATTTCTTTTAGCACTTTTAAAATTCCCTCATCTTAATTGGTGGGGGTTTTTTTGTTTTAAACGAATTTGTTATTTATAACAATATAGTTATGATTTACATAGAAAAAAATCAAGAGAATAAAATATGTTTGACTTTATCGGAGTCGACTACAATAAGTAATCCTTATTATTTATTCGTGTTTCAAAATGAATACAACAAAGCAAGTAACCCTATTTTATGGGTTGGTACTGACATTTCAGAACATACAAACAGATATAACTTATTCCTGATGGATGAAACGACAAGCGATTCGTTTAACATTGGGCAATATACATATACAATCTATGAAAGTGAGACTTTACCTGACGATGAAACTGGATTGAATGCAGTTGAAGAAGGGCGAATGGTTGTTACTGGAGTAGTTATAAATTCAATTTACGAATGAAATTATTTGGATTCAACATTGGAAAGAGTACAAGCGTAGAGATGACTGAAACGTCAAGCTATCAATCTTTCTCAACACCATTCTTAAAAGTTAGGGGTGGAAATTTAAGTCTTCCGTATGTAAACGCAAGGCAACAAACTAACGGATATATCAGATTTGGCGACGATAATTTATATCCGCAAATGATTAACCAACTTTATTACACCAGTCCACTGCATTCGTCAATCATTGACTTTAAAACTAACGCAATTATCGGTGGTGGTTACGAGTTAAAGGTAGATGAAAACGCTACGGCAGTAGACAAAGTAGAGGTTTACTCAATCGAAAGACGTTTAAACTTAAAAAAGTCTTTACATACAATCACAAAAGACGTATTATTGCACAATAGAAAGTATTTTATTTTACGTTTCAATAGTTTAGGCGACTTAGTAGGAGTCAAATCAATAGGTTCTGAGAAAGTAAGACGTGACAAAGATGGAGAAAACTACTTTATTTGTGATGATTGGTGGAGTCAAATTGAAATTAGAACCATTAAACGATACTCAAAACATTGCAAAGATACAGAACAATTGTATGTTTACGAGAATCATCAAGTTGGACAAGACATTTATCCACTACCAAGCTATACAAGTGCATTTAATTGGGCTTTTTTAGATGGAGAAATGAGTTACTTGCAGAAGTCAAACATATTAAACTCAATCTTCCCATCTTTTGCTATGATGTTTCCAAAGAAACCACAAGGAGAGGAAGAAAAGAAAGCCATTAAAGATACTATTGAACGTGCTAAAGGTGCTCAAAATGCTGGTAAAGCGGTTGCATTCTTTGCTAACAATAAAGAACAACTACCAACGATTGAATCAATACCAACAAACAACTTAGATAACGTCTTCCAAGTAACTACTGAATCAATTGATAGTAAGATTTGCCAAGCACATACAATCGACCCTATATTAATGGGAATTAGAGTAAGTGGTAAACTTGGTTCTGGTTCTGATATTAAACAAGCGTATGTAATTTTCGAGAAAAATACTATATTACCAATGCGTCAAATCATTGAAGACATAGTAAATGAAATTTTAGCAATCGCAAAAGTAAAAGCTGAACTTGTAATAAACAACTACCAAATCGTTAACGAAGCTATTGTTGAAATTGACGAGAAAATCTCAAACATCTCAAACATTATTAATTCAGTTAACCCAGCTTTAGCAACTAAGATAATTGAAGCAATGACAACAGACGAATTAAGAGATTTAATAGGCTTAAAACCATCAACTGATACAACTACTGAACTATGATATATTTTATTACAGAAAACTATTTAAAAACACAAACACCGATAACGGCAAATTGTGATGTTAACGATATTGTTCCATACATTAAGACTCAATCAGATTTGAGAATACAACCAATTCTTGGAACGTATTTTTATAATGATATTTTAGCAAAGTACAACGCACAAACATTGTCAGCAAATGAAGAAATTCTTGTAACATATATTCAACCAATTGTTGCGTGGAGAAGTGCTGAAGATGCGGTCTTTGGTTTATCTTATCAGCTTAAAAATAAAGGTCTACAATTACAGAATGGCGATTATTCAAATTCAGTTAGTCAACAAGAGGTTGCTTTTGCACAAGACCACTACGGACAAAAGGCATCTTTTTACGAGGCACGTTTAGTAAACTATTTACATACAAATAAAGATTTGTTTGCAAACTTTACAAGCGTATTGAATAAGGATAGCGACATTCGACCAACGCACAATCCAGATAATGGTTACACCGATTCAATTATGGTAATATGATTAAAGTAATAGTATCAAATTTAACAATTCTTTTAAAGGTATTAGTTGTATTCTTTGCACCGATTAAAGGTATTATAATACTCGTTGCATTATCTACTATCTTAGATACTGCATTTGGAGTATGGAAAGCGAGTAAATTAAAAGAGAAAGTAAACTCAAAGACATTCCGTCACGGATTCGTGCCAAAATTGATGAGTTACGTTGGTGCTATTATGTTAGTTTATGCTTCTGATTTTTTTATCATTAATTACTTGACAAAAGAAGTTATAAGTGTAGATTATTTAGCCACAAAATTAATTGCTTTAATGTTGA